CCGCCTCCCCCAAGCGCAGACAATGAAGCAGCCAAACAAGGAATTATGGCTAATCAGCCAGCATCAAATGCACAACCAGCAGCCGCAGCAGGCAGTAAACCTGCTACTCTAGACGACGTGGTCAAAGGTTTAGAATCATTAAATACTACTATGAAACAATTAGCAACGATGACTAATGAAACTAACAGTTTGGTAGAACGTCAAGTAAGAGCAACAAAATCTATTGGCGGTAATGTTTACGATAGGATGGCATAATGAGTTGGAAAAAGTATTTTACACCGGTACCTGTAGCCAATCCTGGTAATGTAAGTCCTTTTACCAGTGCAAATAAAGCTGGGCCTGCAAGAACAAACTATAGTTCTTATCTACCAGATGTGTACAGTGGTAGCCCTAATCGTATTGAACGTTATATGCAATATGATACTATGGATATGGATCCAGAAATTAATGCTGCCTTAGATATTTTGGCTGAATTTTGCACACAAAAGAATAAAGAAAATAATACAGGATTTAGTTTAAGTTTTAAAAGCAAAGCTACAAATACAGAAGTTCGTGTATTACGTGAATATTTACAACAGTGGTTTAAATTACAACAGTTTGATGTTAGATTTTTCCGTGTAGTACGTAACACCTTCAAATACGGCGACGCATTTTTTATCCGTGATCCAGAAACGCAAAAATGGTTTTATGTTGATCCAGGTAAATTAGTAAAAGTAATTGTAAATGAAAGCGAAGGTAAGAAGCCAGAGCAATATGTAATACGTGATTTAGCACCTAACTTCCAAAATTTAGTTGCTACACAGATACAACCTAATAGTATGCAAACTAATAACCGCGGCAGTAGTTATGTTGCTGGCGGCGGATTAACTCGTGGAGCAACAGGTGCATACCCACAACAAACTGGTGATCGCTTTAATTTAGGTGAAAATGAAATGGCTGTGGATGCAGCTCATGTTATTCATCTAAGTCTTAGTGAAGGATTAGACAACAATTATCCTTTTGGTAACAGTTTACTTGAACAAGTATTCAAAGTTTATAAACAAAAAGAACTATTAGAAGATGCTATTTTAATATATCGTATACAACGTGCTCCAGAGCGTAGAATTTTCTACATTGACGTTGGTAATATGCCTACACATATGGCTATGGCGTTTGTTGAGCGTGTAAAAAACGAAATTCATCAACGACGTATTCCAAGTCAAACTGGTGGCGGTGTTAATGTAATTGACAGTGCATATAATCCTTTAAGTATTAATGAAGATTATTTCTTCCCGCAGACAGAAAACGGTAGAGGAAGTAAAGTTGATACACTACCTGGCGGTACAAATTTAGGTGAAATTGACGATTTAAAATATTTCACTAACAAATTGTTCCGTGCATTGCGTATTCCTAGTAGCTATTTGCCTACAGGTGCTGATGATAGTCAAGCACAATATAATGATGGTCGTGTAGGCACAGCATATATTCAAGAATTACGTTTTAACAACTACTGTATGCGTTTACAAACATTGATAACTTCAGTGTTTGACCAAGAATTTAAACGATATTTGCACAACAGGGGTGTTAATGTTGACAGTAGTTTGTTTGAATTAAAGTTTCAACCACCACAAAACTTTGCCAGTTATCGTCAAGCAGAAGTTGATGGTCAACGAATTAACACATTTAACACTATTCAAGCAATACCTTATATGAGTAAACGTTTTGCATTAAAACGATTCTTAGGACTTAGCGAAGAAGATATTGCAGAAAATGAACGTATGTGGAAAGAAGAAAAGAAAATGGCCACAGTATCAGGCACTGATGCTAGTGGAGAGTTGCGTAGTGTTGGACTTAGTGCGGCAGGTATTGACAGTGATCTTGAGATGGCTGGTGTTTCCAGTGCTCCAGATGACTTAGCACAACCTGAAGGGGCTCCGCCACCAGGTGCCGATACAGGCGCCGGCGTAACAGCGTCTGCAACACCACCACCTGCAGCGCCTGCTTGATAAATATCAATATGATTTTACGTGAACTATTTTATTTGAATCCAGAAACACAAAGCGTAAGCAATGACTTTCGCTTTGATGCCGCACGAGACATTGAAGAATTACAACGCAGTGACACAAGAAAAACTCGTCTTACATTAAAACAAATCAACGAGCTTCGCAAAAGTAGCGAAGCGCATATCCTAGAGCAAGAAGAAGAATTAGAATTCATACATCAAATGTATGGAGTTGCTCCACCTCCAGCAGCCTAAAAAATTTTAAAAGATAAATGCTTACATGCGCAGTTTTGTCTTTGGAAATGGGCGTAGCCGCCTAAATATCAACTTTAATGATGTAAAACCTTATGGTAAAATCTATGCCTGTAATGCAGTTTACAGGGAGTTTACACCTGATTATCTTGTAGCAGTAGATCCTAAGATGATAATCGAAATTGAAGCATCAAATTATCAATTACGCCATCAAGTATGGACCAATCCCAATAGTAGATATAAAGATTTCAAAGGATTTAACTACTTTAGTCCAAGTTTAGGATGGAGTAGTGGTCCCACAGCACTGCATTTAGCTACGCAACACAATGCAGATGAGATTTATATTTTTGGATTTGACTACACTGGTGTAAATGGTTTACTTAATAATGTCTACGGCGATACACCTAACTACAAAAAAAATTCTGAACCCGCTACATTTTATGGTAACTGGACTAGACAGACTGAGAACATTGTAAAAGACAACAAAAGAATTAAATACTTTAGAGTTATAGAAAGAGAATACCACGATCCAAAGTGGCAGTACCCTAACTTTAAGCATTTGACTTATGAGAGTTTCAGGGAAATTATGTCTACCTGGGTGAAAAACACCTAGAATCACACCATTTCATAGCACATTTTGTCATTATATGTAAATATTACATGACAGCTCATTATCTATTATAGGAGATCCTAACATGACTGACCGTTCAAAATTTGAGCAGATGCTCGAACATCTAATTAATGAAGACGAGGCTAAAGCTCGTGAACTGTTTCACGATATTGTAGTAGCAAAGTCTCGCGAGATTTACGAAGAATTACTAGCAGAAGATTTTACTTCTGAAGAAGAAATGCCAGCTGAAGAACCAGCCGACATGGCAGCTGCCGAAGCAGGTGACATGGATGCAGGCGACGACTTACTAGGCGACATTGAAGCTGATGACGAAATGGGCGGAGATGAAATGGGTGACGAAGGTGACGAAGAAGTTACATTGTCAGGCAGCGAAGTAGACGAATTAGAAGACCGTGTGGTTGACCTAGAAGACGCATTAGATGCACTACGTGATGAATTTGAATCACTAATGGGCGCAGAAGAAGGCGGCGACGAAGAAGAAATGGGCGACGAAGAAATGCCAGAAATGGGTGACATGGGTGGTGAAGAAGAAATGCCAGCTATGGAAGTTCGCGATGATGAAGAAAATCCAGACATGGACGAGCAGTTCATCCGTGAATACACAGAAAAAGTTACAGCTAAAATGGGCGACAACGGTGCTAACACCAAGTCCACAGTAGCTAAAGCAAATAATATGGGCGGTACATCCGGCAACCTAAACCAGAGTTTTGAAGACAAAGGTAAAGGTGGTACAGCTGGCGGATTAGCAAATCCAAGTACCAAAGAAGAGAACTTCGGTAATGTAAATGTACCGGGTGGTAAGGCAGGTGTTAAGCACCTAAAAAATGTTCCAGCAGGACACGGGGCAGAAAAGAAAGGCAGTAAACCTGATAGCGAAAAGAGCTTATTAGGTAGATAATAATGCATAAGATGAACTATCTTCGTGAAAATCTCAGTTTCGACCAAGCCCGTGTGGTAGTTGAATCTGAGGGCGAAAACGGTAAGAACCTATACATGAAGGGTATCTGCATACAAGGTGGCATACGCAATGCTAACCAACGCATATATCCTGTAGACGAGATTGAGCGAGCTGTCAAAACTTTGAACGATCAAATTGCAGGCGGATACTCGGTGTTAGGTGAGGTAGATCATCCAGACGACCTTAAAATTAACCTGGACCGCGTCAGCCACATGATTACTGAAATGTGGATGGACGGTCCTAATGGTTATGGAAAGTTTAAGATATTACCAACTCCAATGGGTCAACTAGTGAGAACTATGTTGGAATCCGGGGTTAAGTTGGGAGTGTCCAGTCGTGGCTCAGGTAATGTCTCCCCAGACGGAACTGGCAGAGTTAGCGATTTCGAGATTATCACAGTGGATGTGGTAGCTCAACCCAGTGCACCAGGTGCATATCCTACACCAATCTATGAACATATCATGAATACTCGTGGTGGTTTTAGAGCCTTGCGTATAGCGCAAGAGGTTAAAGAAGATCCTGCGGCACAGCGTTATCTAAAAGAGAGCTTATTAGGAATAATAAGCAAGCTCCAATAAAAGGAGAATCACATGTTGGATGTTCTAAAAACGTTATTTGAAAACAATGTGATTTCTGAGGATATTAAAGCTCAGATTGAGGAAGCATGGCAATCTCGTATCAACGAGAACCGTGAACAGGTCTCAGCAGAGCTAAGAGAAGAGTTCAGCAAACGCTATGAACACGACAGAACAGTAATGGTTGAAGCCATTGATCGTATGGTCACTGATCAACTAACACCTGAGATTGCCGAGTTTGTAGAAGACCGCGCTCAACTAGCAGAAGCAAAAGCCAGATATGCAGTTAAGATGAAGCAAGATGGACAGTTAATGAAGGAATTCGTTACACGCCAACTAGCTTCTGAAGTAAAAGAATTGCATGAAGACCAAAAAGTCATGGCAAATAAATTCTTCAAACTAGAAGAGTTCGTAGTTGAAGCTCTAGCCAATGAAATTGCAGAGTTTTATAAAGACAAGAGGGACTTGGCTGAAACCAAAGTTCGTCTAATCAAAGAAGGTAGAGAACAACTTGCTAAATTAAAATCCGACTTTGTGGCACGTGCCGCAACAATGGTTGAAGCAGTAGTTGAGGAC